TGTCATACCTGTTAATGGCGGGTTATTCCTGTACGGATGTACAGATAAAGGTGTTGTTGCGGGTTCATCTGAGCCAGCTTGCAAAACATCAGTTAAACCAGCCGCACCAGTTTCTTCAATAGATAAACCGTACTTTTCTTTTAAATAACCTTGTATAGCCCATCGGTTATGGCGGCTTAACAGAGCGTCAAAGATTAATACTTCATAAATCGTTCCTGACGTTTCCTCACCTGCGATATTCTTCATCAGGTTAATTACAACGTCATTATCTAGCTTTATATTAGCAGCAACAGCTCCACCATAATTATTAGCGTTATTGACATCAACAAATTGAATTTCCGTTGGCCCAGTAGCCGCTAAAACCTCAAAAATTGCAGGAGCACCGTTTGTAACAGTAACAGAACTGGTAGCCGTTTGAGTTGTATCGCTTGCGTCTTGAAATGTAAATTTAGGCTCTATCTCATCGGAGTCTTTTTCTTGAACAAAAGTCCAGTCTGATTCAGTGTCAGCAGAGTCACAAGATACAATAACATTAGTAGCGGTAGAAGCTGTGTAAGTTATAGAGCCAACCACAAACATATGGAATCGAATAGGGAAGTTATCTATATTTGCGCAGCTTAAATGCTCTGTGCCATCAAAGGCTATACGCTTATTGGCTAAGTCATAAGTAGGCGCATCAGCAGCCGTATTTTGCTCAAAGACGTATTTGTTTTGGCTTTTATCAACCCACTGATATACAGGTCGATCTTGTACAGGTACGCCATCACCGTCATTAGCGTTTGGGTCTGCACCGTCAAGCCATAACAGTAAGTTATCGTATAAGTGATAAGGCGTAAAAAGCTGGCTCATTCAATATATCCAATGGCGTTAATGTTCCAGTTTAGTGTAGTAGGCGTGCTATATGAAGGCTGTCGCAAAGACCTATCTATTGTGCAGTAATAAAGTCTATTCCTATCCTCAGCAATTAAACTATCACTTTCACCGCTTACGCCTTGCGTATACATAACAAAGAAAGGGTATCTAGGCATAAAATGACCGAGATAGTCAATCATTGAAAAAGACTTTTGTTGACCGTTTATTCTAGTAGTAAAAGCCTCATCAGTCGTATCTTCAAGGTCAGATTCTTCAAAGTTGTTAAGTTTTATATTTAACTTTTGCGGAACTTTTCTTGTATCAGAAAGTAACGGATTACCTTTATTGTTTCGTTTTATTGTTGCTTCATAAGGCGTGAAGTTAGGCGGAGTAAATGGCGCAGATACACCAATACCAGACGTTACCCACATACCAGCCGACATAATTGATATGTAGCTTTCAGTAGTCCAGCCGACAGTGGTAATTTTTAATCGTCTTACACTCAAGTTTCCATCAGTCCACATAGCACCGAATGGTTTGTATAAATTATCAGCAGGTTTGTAAGTATTAGTATAAATACTACCAGCATCAGTGAACTCAGTGTCTACATCACCCGAAGTATCGTTATCATAATGAATTGTAATACCTTGAAATCTAGTTAGGTTATGACCATAAATGCAAAACCCATTCATATCTAACGATATAGGTAGGGTTATTGTAATAACAGCCTGAGTAGAGTTAGCTATCTTAAATGTAGTACCAGCGTTTTCGTCTATGCAATTCTCAAAGCCGTGACCAGTCGCAGCAGTGCCGCCTGAGTAGGCTATTGTGGTTGGCAAACTTGCGGTTTGTTGATTTTTCTTGCGCCAGTATTCGTGATGCAATTCGTTTTCTACTAAAAGTGCTCCAGCCATTATGAACCCACCAATGCGTTTATTTCGAGACCATCTTCGGTCGCTTCGTTTATAGCTTCTATGATACGTCTTGCGCCTTCTGGGTCAATAGAGCCGTCTACAGTTACGTTTATAGCTTGTGGTGCTTGTATTATCTCATCGTTAGCCGCTTCCTGTACTGGTGTTTGCGCTGCTGCTGATGCGCCTGTCGAGCCGCCACCGCCACCACCGCCACCGCCTATAGCAGCGCCCAAGGCGCCCATACCAAACTTAACTCCCATAGCTTTTACTGCTAGTGCCTTTGATGATGCCAAAGAAGCTGCCGCCTGAGTCTCGCCAGCAGCTATATAAGCCTCTCTCATTCCGGGTGGCATACCTAAAGATGCTAATTTCGCACTAGCTCTTATACCCTCTGCGCCTGCCATACCTTGTACCATTATGTTAGCACCAGCCATAGCCGCATCAATAGCTACACCTGCAACCGCAGCAGCCTTGCTATCGCCTAACATTCTCTTCAAGCCTTTACCTAGTAAGGCTACGCCATCTTTGTAAGCCATCTCTTTTAAGTCTGTTTTTGCTTTCTCAAAATCTTCCTCAATAGATAGCATTTTTTCTTTATGCTCTAGCTCCATAGATTGCTCAAGCTCATATCCTTCAATTTTAAGCTGTAAGGCTGTTTTCTTTTGGTCGTCTAAATACTTTTGGAAGTCTTCTTGTAGTTTTCTTTCAGCGTTTAGCTTTTCTTCTAAAGCTGTAAGCTCTTTTTCTCCACCTTCTGAAATACCCTCTGCTACTGTCTCTGTAGGCTTTTCTATCGTACCTGTTTCAGTATCCCTAAAGCCGTCAGTAGAAGTTAAACCAGCTACTTGTATACTTAATCTGTTATTAGGGTCTAAATTAAAGGCGGCAATCGCTTTCTCTGCATCAGCAATTCTGTCTAGCGTTTGTTGATAAAATTTATTCTGCTCTTTACCAGCTACATCTGCAAAGCTGGCTAACTTATTTTCTGCTGCCTCTAGCTCATTAATTAAGCTGCTAGCTTCTTCTGTCTGTGTTGTAGTTATAAAGTCTACTACGCCTTGTAATGCTGACGTGCCTATGCCGACTAAACCTGCTTTTATTTTAGCTAATGCGGTCGTTAGGTTAGCTACACCCTCTTGAAACTCAGGGTCATTAAGGCTGTCAGATAAGTCATTATTAGACTTAGCGAATATATCGTTAGCGCCAGACACCTCGCCAGCCGCTATAGCTAGGTTACCGAATGCTTGATCTAAGTTAGATATAGAACCTTTGAGCGTTTTCGTTTGCTCAATAGCTGCACCAGCGAATGTGGTATTACCGATTTCAGTTAAGTAGGCTAGGACTGCTGCGCTGCTTTGCTCTACAGTAGTCTCGATACCTCTAAAAGCGAATGTTACCTTGTCGCCTTCTTTTCTTGATTTGATACCGAACTCTTTTAGGCGCTCCATCTCCATCGTAGAAGCGTCAGCAACAGCCTCGATCATTTGCTCAAGGGACTTGCCCATTGCGGCTGACGTATTAGCAAAGCTCGTCATTGACGCTTTAGTAGGCTCTAAACCTAAGTTAACTAGCTTGGCAAAACCATTAACAGATTCATCTAGCGTGAAGGGGGTTTGCAGGGCGAATGCGTTAAGGTCTTTGAACGCTGCGGCTGCTGCGGCTGTACTACCTGTAGCAGTAACTAATCGAGCATTTAAAATAGAGAAATTAGCGCCAGCTTCCTCGACCGCTTTAAGCCCTCTGTTGACGGCATAAGCTAGGGCGGTAAAACCTGCTACGGCTGCGGCTATCTTGCCTCTGTTGGCTTTAAGGGCGGCTCCAAAGCCTTTTTGCTTACCACCTAGACTGTCAGTAGCATCGCCAGCATCGTTAGCGGCTTCTTTGAGCTTTCTAAGGTCTTTTTTTGCTTGATTAAGCTCTTTTGTCTGAGCTTTGAATATCAGCGTTTCTACTTCGTTTGCCATTCTTTCTGCCTCGCAAGGTCTATACCTAGTAGTGCGTCAATTTCCCAACGCTCAAATGGCTCATCGTACAAGTCAGAGTAGGCTTTGATATCCTGTAAGGTCAGCTTATCAAGATTAATAATCATCTTGCTGTAAGCTATCCAAACAGGCTCTTGCCAATCTTTAAGCTCTGGCATATTCCTTAGCGGCTCAGGTGTAGTGCCTGATATGCGCTCAATAGCTCGCCACTGCTCTAACTTGGTTGTCTTGCCGTCTAACGACCTAGAATTGGCTCTGAATACCCACCTGCCAAACGCTACGACTTCTTCCGCTTGGCTTTCGTAAAATTTGCCCGATTACTCATAAAAGCATCAATCTGGTCACGAACGAATGGCGCTTTGGTCAACAATTCAACGCATAGCTCTTTGCTATACTCCTCGTCTGTACCACGCCACCCTATAATGATTTCAGATAATGCTTCGATAACAAAGTCATCTTCGTCAAGGTCGCGTTTCTGTAATAAAGCCTCTTGATATTTTTTCTTCTGTAGCTTGAGTTGCTTACGATAGGCTACGCTGTCTGCGCCTTTAACCTTAATCCATAATGCGGTTAGCTTGCCGTTACCGTCTTTAATTCTGACCTCAGCCCCAAGCTCGTGATCGTCTACAGTATAAATATCATTAAGTTTCATTTGTCTCTCCCAAGAATAAGTTGCGCCCCGAAGGGCGCGTATATTATAACGCTGAATCGAATGTGATGCAGCTAGTAGCACCGTCAGTGCTTTGTAACGCAGTAAATTCAACTGCGACTTCAATCATACCTTCACCGCCAGCTTCCGTAGAAGTATTAGTGATTCGGCATCGTGGTAACTCGAAAGACATACCAGTAGCGCCTGAGCCTAACTGTAACAAAATGCGAGTATCAGTTGAATTAATAAATCTCGCAACGTGCTCACCGCTAGTAAAGTGTGCGCTGAAAGAACCAGTTACACGCGCCTTACCGATTGCACCTTGTACAGTTTTGTTGTCGCCTACTACATAAGCCTGCTCGATACCGTTCTCGATATTCAAGTCAAACTGAGTAACGATAACAGAGCCAGTAGAGCTGCTACCGCCTGTGTTCTCGATAACGATTTTAGCGTCTTGACCACGATAAGGGACTTTAGCAGTTACCGCAGTAGCAGAGCCGTCTTGACTTGTATCATGGCTGGTCATAGTAGAGCCAACAATGCCATAAGATACAGTAACGAAACCGTCAGCAGGTACGCTAATCGCGCAAGTGTTGATTTCACAACCTAAGAATAGCTGACAATCATCAGTAACAGCGTTAGTGTCACCATCGTTAAGGTCGTTAAACTCTCTAGCAAAACTGTAAGACTTGCGAGTGCCGTCTATATTAAACTGATTAGTATTAGCTGCTGAGTGGTCGTGTAAAGCAGCTTGAATTAAAGTTATATGTGAAGCCTGTTGACTAAGGTTAGCACTAATCTCACCTGTAACAGCATGAGTACCAGCGATAAGCTCATTAACTTCACGAGTGCCGCGCAATGTGGCTTCCTCTAAAAAATTAATCGCCAATGCTAGGCTATTAGAATTGTGCTCAACTAGAGCGAATGCACCGCCAGCGC